GGACGAGATCACGGTCACACGTACGCACTTGCCGACGAAGTGCAGACCTTTCTATAATGACGGCACAGGCCGGTGGGCTGAGTGCATGCAGGTGGGACCGAAATGAAATGGACAACGAAAGTAGCATCTAAGTGGTCCCGCTGGTTTGCGTGGCATCCTGTCTGCGTGGACTGGAAAAGCGGGGGCGGCAACCAGTATCTCTGGCTATGCTTCGTAGAACGTAAGAGGGTCTTCAGCTATTCGGCAGCGAGTTACGAGTACAGGGAAATAACGTGATCATCTTTGATGTAGAAACGACGAACCTAGAGTACGGCGACGCGGGGAATCCCGAGAACCGGATCATCATGGTTGCGTGGTGCATCAAAGGTGGTGAGATCAAGCGGCACTACGGCGACATTATGGAGTGCGCCGAGTTCTGGAAAGATTTAGACAGTCAGGAAAACGCCTGTGCCTTCAACGCTAAGTTCGAGATCAAGTGGCTTAAACGTTTGGGATACGACGTCGACCGTCTAAAGTGGCATGACCCGATGCTAGCCGAGAAGGTTCTACTCGGCAACGACCAGAAGCCGATGAACCTCGGCGACATGTGTGCGCGGTACGGGTTCGACGTGAAAGACGGCATGATAGACACGATGATGAAGAACGGGATATGCCCGTCCGACATGCCGCAAAAGCGTCTAATGGCCCGCTGCGTTCGCGACGTGCGAACAACGCGGGAGTTGTGGCGAAAGCAGGTGAAGCAGCTTAGACAGCAAGAGCAGATTCACCTTTATCGAAACCGCTGCGACTTTGCGGTCGTGCTTGCGCACATCGAGTCGGAAGGGATGCACCTAGACAAAGATAAAGTCTACGCGCAGTTTGAGAGGTACAGCAAGCAGTTCGCAAAGCTTACACAGGAATTGCACGAGATCACGGACGGGATCAATTTGAATTCGTCGGATCAGAAGGCAGCGTTCCTATATGGAAAACTGAAATTTCCTGAAAAGCGCGGAGCGAATAAAAAGCCTCTGAGAAATAAACCGTCTAAGCGCTGGCCTGACGGCAAGCCGAAAACGGACAAGAATACTATGGTGTGGCTCATGGGTCAGGCCAATACTCCGGAGCAGAAGGCATTCGTGTCTAAGCAGATGGAGTACAGCAAGGCAAACGCTGCGCTTACGAAGAACTTGGAGTTCTTCAAGGGCGTGGTTGACGAACGGGGGGGTTGGTTTAGAGCGCAATTCAATCAAACGGTTGCGGCAACTCACCGTCTAACGTCCTCTGGCATGCCGATACAGTTCGAACAGTTTCCGAAGCCGAAATCAGTCCAGTTTCAAAACATGCCTCGGGAATTCAAGAGTTGTTTCGACGCGCCGGATGGCTACATGATAGCAGAGATTGATGCTATGCAGTTGGAGTTTCGCGTCGCGGCCTTCTTAGGACAGGACACGCAGGCAATGGCCGACATTGCAGACCCGGATTTTGACGCGCACTGCCGCACGGCATCAGTAATGCAGGAGGTTAACTACGATGAATTCCTGAGTAAATACAGGGCAGGTTCAAAGCAGCACAAGCAGTGGAGACAAGAGGGAAAGCCCGACACGTTCAAGCCGCTTTACGGTGGAACGAGGGGAACGCCAGCGCAGGAACGCTACTATAAAGCGTTTGCCGAACGATACAAAGGCGTTGCACAAGAGCAAGAGAACTGGCTCGCGGAAGTGTTAGCGTCAGGCGAATTAAGGACCGCTTGGGGAATGCGTTTCAAATGGGACGTCTATGTCAACAGTCGTGGCATGGCGATGAACAAAAAGACGCACAAACCAGTTGGGCCGCAGGTATTCAATTACCCGGTTCAAAATCTGGCAACGGCTGAGATCGTTCCCATTGCGATCACGTCGTTGTATAAGATGACGAAAGAGGCAGGGTTAGACGTGGTGTTCGTGAACACGATTCACGACAGCATCATTGTCTACATCAGGGATGACAAGAAGACATTGCAAGCGTTTCGCAAGCTTGCAGAGCAGGCATTTACGACGTGCGTGTACGATCACCTTCGGGTATTGTACGGCGTCGAGTTCAATGTCCCGCTCGGGATGGAAATGATTGTCGGCTCGCATTGGAATACGGGCGACGAAACTAAATTTGACGACGTTGATAACTGGAAAGAGGAAGCAGCATGAGTTTATTGAAACTAGCACGAGACGCAGAAACGTTACGAACGTTCTTGCGTGAGAACGGTCTAACGCGCGCCGCAGAGTTGCCGATAGACGCGCGGTCAGCGAGGCATGTTGTTGAGGCGAATCCTACAGAGTTTATTACGTCGTTAGACGGGTATAACCTGTTCGAAATCGCATCGATCAGCATGATCGAGGACGGTATTGCACAAACGCAGTCTCGGATTGACAAACTGACCGCAAAGGTTGCGGCTATGACTAGGGCGCTGGACGCCAAGAGGGAAGCAGCATGAGCAAAGCGAAAGGCACAGTAACGGGATGCGGGAAGGGCAAGTTCTCTTACTTCATTACGTTAGACAGCAAGGAAGGTTTCTACTTCAACACGAAGTACGAACCGAAATGCGGCAAGGGCGACGTTGTCGGCATCGAGTTCGAGCAGAAAGCTGCGAACCGAGGCAACGTTAAGAAGGTTGTCGTGCTGGAAAAGAACAGCAACGGCTACGAAGACACGTCTAACAGCGGCGGCGGAAGTTATTCCGGCGGCGGTTCGGGCGGCGGGTCTGGCGGCGGCACCGATAGACAGGACAGCATTGTGTGGCAATCGTCACGTAAAGATGCGATCCAGTTGGCGGGCATTCTCGTTAGCAGCGAGAGCATCAAACTGCCGAAGGCACCGGATGCCCGACGTACGATCATCGAAGCGCTGATCGGAGAGACTACCGTTGCGTACTTCGCAGACGCGTCTAACCCGAAAGCGTCTAAGACGTACACGGAAGCCGCAGGTATCGAAGAAGACGCGGAAGGAACGCCGGAGAAAGAGGAAGAATCTTGGGACGAACCCGAGAAGAAAGAAGACGACGGCGGTTGGGACGAGTGGGACGACTAACAGCGTACCCTTAGTGTGGGGCGGCTTAGACAGCGCCCCCGCTATTTAGCTTGTTTTGATGGTGGTACGACGGGCTTGATCCCTCGTCGGTTAATGTGTACGAGCCAAGAGCGCCTGCGGAGCAGGGTCGTTCTCACACAGATCGCGGACGCGCATCAGTTAAGCTCTGCCACCTTCAAAGCGAGTTGAAAACTGAATTTTCCTAAATTGGGAGCAGCAAAGATGGCTATTTGTGAACGATGCAATGGTACGGGGCATGACAGGGCCGGGAAACCGGAAGTCAAATTCGTACCGTGGACCGACGAGAAAGGTCGGAAGCGCAAGCGCCATGTGACAAAGTCGCAGGGTAGCGGCTGTCTAAAATGCCTCGGGAGGGGTCAGCTATGATTCACCTAATGATTGATGGTGATTGGATTCTTTACGCCGCAGGCTTTGCAGGCCAGCGGACCCGGTGCGTCTACGCACCCGACGAGGGAACTGTGATCTTCGGCGACAACCAGACCGAGATCATCAAGGAACTCGGCGGGAAGGATGCATTCAGCGCCGCGCACCTGTACAAGCGCGACGTGTTAGACCCCGAGGCTCACTTCTATCACAGTGCGAAGAAGATGATCGAGTCGCAGGTCGAGAAGGTTCAGCAAAAGTACAACGACGATGTTACGTTGACGGTACTGACCGAAGGCGACGGCAACTTCCGTTCGCGGCTGGCTACGATTAGACCGTACAAAGGTACGCGCTCGGCACACAGCAAGCCGCTCATGTTTAACAACTTGCGCAATTACTTGCTAGACGTGTGGGACTGTCAGGTCGTGTTCGACCGGGAGACGGATGACGAACTTGCGATTAGACAGACGCAGTACGCCGCCAAGAAACAGAAGTCTATCATCTGTGCGATAGACAAAGACATGCTGCAAGTGCCGGGGCATCACTTGAACCCGAACAAGGGATTCAAAGTCGTGTCTAAGCAGGAAGGACTCGAACGACTGTACGTGCAGGCAGCAATGGGCGACAGCGTAGACAACATCGCAGGCGCTTACAAAGTTGGACCGGCGGCAGCGAAGAAAGCGTTCATGGGTTCCGACATGAGTGAGGAAGCAATGTGGAATCACCTTGTCGGCATGTATGCTAACAGCATCGAGAAGCATGGCGACATGTATCGCGGTCTAACCGCAGAGCAGGCAGCGCTTGAGAACATGCGCCTTGTCTACTTGCAACGAGAGGACGGCGAGCTATGGCTACCACCCAGTCAAAGATAGGTTCGGCGGTCGAAGCGTTCGTTAACATCGCGAGCGGGTTCATCCTGTCGCTGATCGTTTGGCAGATACTTGCGCACGTCCTCGGCATTCCGATGCCGATAAGCACGAACGTTTTAATTACGAGCGTGTTCACAGTGGTCAGTCTAATCCGCAGCTATTGCTGGCGCAGATTCTTTGCGCGCGGGCTGCACTTGGTCGTAATGAATTGGGTAGGGAGAATCAAATGAGTCCGGAGTCAGAGCAAGGCGAGGCAGTACAAGAGGACCGCAAGCCTATTAGACAGAGTCGGTGGGTAAAGAAGTCGAACGTCGCGCGCTACTCGAAGGAACAACTCAAAGAGTTGGATACCTTCGGGCGTGACTGTGACGGTTGGAGGAACGGCGCTCGTGTCCGGTCGGTCTAGTCGTGTCAAGGGACAAGTCGGAGAGCGAGAGTTCTTCAAGTTGTCTAACGATGCCGTTCAACATATCGAGTGGCCGTACCGACAGCGTGACGGCACAATCTTTGTACGGCATCCGGCCCCTCGTCATGGCGCAGGACAACCTGATAACAGCGATCCACATGGATGCTTACCTGTCACCATCGAAGTCAAGCGTGTGGAAAAGCCTCAGTTCAAGACGTGGATCGACAAGCTTCAAGAACAATCACGACCGCACCAGACTCCGGTCTTAGCGTGGAGAAAGAACGGCGGTAAGTGGACAGTCATGCCGCTCATGGATGAATGCGAGTGGGCTAACTATTTACAATGGAAATTGGAGACAGCAGCAAATGCCATTACCAACTGATGCACAAGAACGAAAAAACATTCCTGTCTACTCGGGGTTTCTAAAATACTTCCCCGATGCGATAGCCGAAGTTGCGAAGGTGTCTAAGCGGGGCAACGACCAACACAATCCCGGCCAGCCCTTGCACTGGGATCGGAGTAAATCGGGTGACGAATTGGATGCCCTCGCGCGGCACCTGATCGACAGCACCAACCCGGACGCTACGTTAGACGAACTGATCGAGGAAGCAGCGGCCCGAAGCTGGCGCAGCATGGCCGACTTGCAGAAGTTGTGCGAGACGAGAGACGGCGCACGAGCAACCCATTTCGAAAACGTTCATCAAGTGATGCGCGACCTCAGACTGAAGGATGACGGATGAATATATTAACGTTAGACATTGAAACTAGCCCGCACGAAGGCTACGCCTTTAACGTGTGGCAGAACAACATGCTGCCGAACCAGATCATCAGGCCGACGCAGATGCTATCATGGTCTGCGAAGTGGTTGGGTGACAAGCAGAGCGCGGCGATGTATCGCTCCTATCGGGACGAAGATTGCCACACCTTGCTGCACGAACTGCTGTCTAACGCTGACATGATCGTGTCGTACAACGGTGACAAGTTCGACATGCGTCACATCAATCGCGAGTTCGTAGAGCGGGGCTTCCCGCGTCCGCGTCCTATCGCATCCGTCGACTTGCTGAAGACCGTCAAGAAAATGTTTAACTTCCCGCACAACCGACTGGACTATGTCTGTTCGGTACTGCTCGGCGAAACGAAACTTGAGACGGGCGGCTTTGATCTCTGGCCTGCGTTCATGGCCGGTGATCCGAAAGCCGAGAAGACGATGCGCAAGTACAACATAAAGGACGTTCTCTTAACGGAGAAACTTTATAAGCACCTGCGCGGTTGGATTCCAAACCATCCGTTCGCGTCTAGCACGCAAATCGAAATGGGCGACAGCCGTAGCGACTATGCGTGCGGCACCTGCGAGTCGAAGGACATTCGATTAGACAGACCACGTCGCACACGTTGCTTCGCAATCCGTACGTTCCAGTGCAATACTTGTGGCGCATGGCACGAC